TTATTATTATCTTTTGTCATTTTGGGGGTGCTCTATGCTGTTGCTCTGATGTGGATTGTAAAAGAGGACCGGCGGGGGAGACGGAGTAAGGAGAGCAGCCAACCTTCGTCTTCTTTGGTCCCGCCGGACCTCAATGTTTTACACGGGCCTAGGTAAGGCCAGTGATCATATGGTCAGAGACGAAGGACATATGCTTGAGAGACCCTTCGTAATTAACCATGTGCTGATCGCTGTCGCCGGTCTTCGCCAGTAACGTGCGAGTAAACGGACGTAGCACACAAGTGCGCCACATCGACGGATCGATAAGGAATGCGTGTGTGGTTAACTGGTGACGGTTAAGCACTACTTTGTACTCACCGAAGGGCGACACGTAGAGGTCGATCACATTAACCAAGGTCTTGGTCTGAGCAAACTCACGATTACGCCCAGAGGCAGCGGCAAAGCCACTGACAATCAGTGAATCGGCAGGTTTGATCATAAGCACCGAAGGCTCGGAGCCCGCTGTGTATGCAGCTTGACCGGCGACCAACAGCTTTGCTTCTGTCAGTGGGTCGGTTGAACCGCTACCTGCATCTGTAGAACCGGTGATCTGTGCTGTGACAGACGCCATTTTCCGCGCAGTAGAGCCGTTGCCATCGGCAACAGCCGCTTGGGCTACACCGACGTAGGCCCGCTCAAGGTCACGCTTGATTTCCTTGAGGGTTTTGCCCATTTGGTAGGCAGTTTCCTTCGCACGGCCATAGGTCTTAATGACATCAGCGGTGGCTGAAATCTGAAAGCTTTTGACCAAGATTTGACATTGATTTGTGCGCAGGGTTGTTGGGCTTTGTGTGCCTGCTGTTACGTCAGCTCCTTCGACGGCGGCGTTTACGCCTGCTGCTGCCAAAGTATCTTCCATCCAGTCAAATGTTCGCGCTGAAACTTTCTCAGATTTGATCAGCGAATACATAGGGCAATCGGTGGGGGTGATGTTGGTAATAATGTCCGAGACATCTTCTGCTTTACCAATCTGGTTGAAGGTCGTGTACGTAGCCATTGTGTTGGCTCCTTAGTAGGGTTGTTATTGCTCCCACCGCGCCATCAAAGCTTCCGCTATATCGTCAGCATCAGAACCGCCATTAGCTCTAAGCATTTGTTGCGCTTTGTCTGCGCGACGTTTGCTTGAACCAATATCGTTAAGAGGTGCTTTGTTAGACCTAAGTATCCGTTTACCCTTGTTATTTTGCTTTGCCTTGATCACCTTAGAAGCGGCCTTTTTAGTCTGGGCTGTCTTCTTCGACTGATCATATAGTCGGGCTTTGTTCAAAAGCATAATGACTTGCGGATCGACGTATTGATCCACTTGTTCTGAGGGTAACCCTTGGCTGACCGCATAGCTTCTGATGTCATTGTATACATCGTTTGACCAGTCGGGCATCTGGGCTTGAAGGACTTTGACGCATTCGGACGCGGCCTGTCGATGCAGCACTTCCTGCTGGTCTTGGGCATCACGATAGAAGGCGTCGGCCTCTTCAGTTAGGAATTTAAGGTCGGCTTCTGCGTCCTTTGCCTCGGACCTGAGCTTGGCGAAATCGTCGGCGTCCATCTGTCGGCTTGCGACTAACATGTCCACTTCGGAGTAGGGCTTGGCTCGTGCTTGGGCGCGTTCGAGAAGCTTCTGATAGCTGATGTCTGCTTTTTGCAGAGCAGCGTCGGCTTGTTTGCGGGTGTTTGCGAGGTCTTGAGACTTGCGGGTCAGGCTGGCTTCTTGACCGTGCAGACGTTTTAGAGCGGCTACGGATACCCGTTGTGTTTCACCATCGACAATAACTTCGACCTGAGTGTCGTCATCAATTGATAACTCTACTTCTTCTTCTTCTTCTTGGTCGTCGTCACTTTCGTTGGTTTCTTCACTGTTGTCGTCTTCGGGGTCCTCTTCGTCCTCTTCGTCGGTTTGCTCGTCGTTGTCATCCTGATCGTCGTCAGATGTATCCTCTAGTGTCTCGTCTGCTTGAGGTTCATCTGTTGCCTCTTGTTCCTCGTCAGATAGGGTTTCCCCGTCCGACCAGCGATTAAGAATGGCTTGCTCCGCATCGTCTTGGTCGATGATACGGCTCTGAGGTTCTTGATTGTTCTGGACGTTATCCATGGTCCGTAAGTTCCTCTTGACTGTTGTCGTCTTGATCTATGGTGCGGTCGTTAATTTCGTCTCGAACCGCGACCCACTGCTTAAGTGTGTTTGCCACGTCAACTAGTGCGCGATAGTGGCGGTAGTTGGTCTCTCGTCCTGCGTTATCTGACGGGTCGGAGTTGACGTAAGTAGTGAACGTCCCTTCGACCAACGTGTTAACGCAGGCATTAAATGCAGGGCTTGCTAATAGCTGCTCTGCCTCGTCGCCTTGTGCGACAAGTTCTTCTTCGGTCATCGTGTGCTCTCCTTGGGGGTTGTGTATTTAGCCTGTCGGTGAGGCTATCGCTCGGACATCATCTGCCGTCTTCGCGATCTCTAATTCTGCCGTATCGACCATAACCTTATGATCTAGCTGGCTTTCTTTGAGGTCTAGGCTGTCAGACTGCATGGCAAACGATTGTTGTGCTTTCATCTGATCTAGCTGATGTTTCATTTGTGCCATCTGCGCGTCCATCTGGAGCTTCTGCTCGGCCAAGGCGGTCTGACGTTCTTGTATTTGCATCTGCTGTTGCTGCATTTGCATAGCCATCTCTTGCGCTGGGTCGGGCTGTGGTGGCGGCAACTGGTCGGGCGGCGTAAGGTAGTCTTGGACGTTCTTGATGCCTGAGTTCTCCATGACGTGCGACATAAGCTTATACTGGTTTGGCGCTTGGTACATCTGGCTGAGTGTTGGGTCCTGAGACATAAGCCCGTGCAGCGCGAGATACTTCTGCGCTTCCTGCTCCTGCTCACCGTAGCCGAGATGCATCTCGACAGTGACATCGCGCTTGGATGCCCATTGCGCAGGGCTGATCTCCACGTAAGTTCCCGCCAATTCCACGATCTTCTCGTCTGTCTCGTTCTCAACGCAAAGCTGATACACAAGTTGGTACAAGGGCCGCAGGAAGTTGTTGGCGAAGTTGCGGGCAATGATCTTTTGACGTTGCTGGGACATGGTCGCAAGCTGCTCGACCATAGCTGCTGAGTTCTGCTTGGAGACCGCGTCTTTGTTTGTGCCCTGTGACAGCCTGCTAACGCCAGTCGTGTCCTCTTTGTCCTCGTCTAACATTTTGATAGTATTAAATATAAACGGGTTCAAAGGCGCTTGCTGCATAGGTACAATGGCATCGGGTCTGGTAACATTAACAATGCCACCTACGCGACCATCGATAAGCTCCCGAGGATTAGTAACGCCGCCCTTAGTCACGATGTATCTCGGGTTGTTGGTGATCATCGCGTGGTCAAGGATAGACCTCGTCAACACCGTTCTGGCGTTCTGGATGGGCACGACCTTAGAGGCAAAGTTGTTTCCCCAGAATGAATGCGGTATCGGCAGTGGGGTGAAGACAACAAAAGGCTTGCGGTTGACCTTTTCTTTCTCCAAGAGCACGTTGCCAGCTTTGACCAAGCGGTAAAGTTCAGCCTCGCCAGTGCCGTCGATGTCCATCATCGTGTAGCATTCGTAGCAGGTCACCGAGCGGACTTGGTCTTGGTATCCGTTGGCGTTGAATCCGCGGTCACTGCCAATCTCTTCGTGGCGGGCAAGCACCTCTGGGTCAGTTTCCATATCGATGTCTTCGTGTTCCCCGATCTTGTCGATCAGGTCTTCGTCGTACATTTGTCGCAGCTCGGATATGGTTTTGCTGGCGCGGTGGGCGCAAAAGAGAACGTCGTCTAAGTCTTTAGCCTGTGGCTCAATCAAAAACTGCTCTGGGGCAATGTTCTCAATGACAACCTGTGATGTATCTTGGGTCACGCGGATGTCACCCGAGTAGAAGCCGAGGCTCTCTTCGATCTCTTCGATCTCTGTGTTGTCCTGCGCCAACACGGCGTCTAGCTCATCTTCTGTGAGGTCCTCGACGTATTCTAAGTGGCTCTCGGTCTGCTCTTTCCAGTAGACCCTGACGATGCCTGCGCGGGCAATAAGGCCGTCGTGGATGGCATCTGACATTACGCTGTAGAGGTCGTTCTGACGATGAGCGACGTAGTCGGTGTACTCTGTGCAGACGTCGGCCATCTGTACGTCATCGCCGTTCTGCGGGCTAAAGCGTACCGTCTTGTTGCCAGCGGCAAAGGTCTCAAGTAGCTGCGCTTTCATTGACTCGACGCTGTCATAGACGTCCATTGAGACATAGCTGCTGTTGCCGTCGTGGGCCTTCTTGGGGAGCGTGGCGTTGTAGTAATCGACGGCCTTTTTGCGCTCACGACTGATCTGGCTGTCATAGTAACCAACGCTGCGGCGAATGTTGGCGTCGAGTATCACGACAATGCCATCGTCATCCAGCTTTTTATAGTCTTTGGTTTTCATTTCATACCATTTCTATGTAGTAATTATCGGTCGATTCTATGGGCTCCCAAGCCCCTTCGTGGACGTGGTTGGCAAGGGCAAGCGCCATTACGCAGTCGTCGTAGCAGCCAGACTCGGCCTCCATAGCACCCGTCGTCGTCGCCACGTAAGTCAGCATTTCTCTGATCGTAACCTTGCAGTTTAGCTCAAGCTCATCGTCGCGGTGCGCGGCCCTTAGTTGATCGATAATCAGGGGCTTGGTCTTGGACGTCGTTGTAAAACCGAGCTTGGTGGTCTCACGATCTGTGAGCTTGTCGATCTGTGTCTCGGTGTAAAAGTTGGGGTAGTTCATGTCTTTGCCGAGCCGCGTACACGTCAGAATACCGTGAGAGTTATTCTCGACGATGATCAAAGCCTCATTGTAGTATTCCCCAAGCGCAGCAAGCACGGTCGCGAAGTAGTCTGGGTGAACGTGAGACCTCCATACAGCAACCTGTCGTTTCTTACTGTCGAGCACTTGAGCGCAGGAGTAGTCACCGCCTCTCACACCCATGCTGACGTCAGCGCCGATCACGTACTGTTCGCCGTTTTGGTGAGGCCGGTAGATCGAAAGCTCTCCCCGAGCGTTGTCCAGCCATTCGCCGCCTTCGAGAGCCAGTCGTTGCTGTAGCTCCTCGGTGTCTGACAGGCGCGACAGAAGCTTGTCGGGGTTGAAGACGGGGCGACCAGTTGTCAGGAATGCTTCGTCGGGGTAGCTGGGGTATTCTTGACGAAATAGGTCGAGGCCGTTCTGCGCGACCTTGCGTCGGCGAAACATAAGCTGCTCGTCATCGAGGTCATACTCGGCAGCGAGGTCAATCTCGTCGGGGGTGCGCTCGAAGTTGTCAGGGACGGGCTCACGATAATCGGGGTCTGTAAACCACGGAATAAACACCGGCACGTACCCATTAGTACCATCAACAGCACCCTTCCACAGGTCATAAAAGATGCCACTGATACCATTGGCTGTGCTCTCCACAAAGATAGCCGTGCCTGCTGTGTTGGGCACCGCTTGCGTAAGACCATTCCAGTTTTCCAAGGCCGTAGACTTCTGCCAGAAGGCAAGCTCGGATGCGTGGACGTGGGTCAAGGTCTCACCCCGACCAATGCTCTCCCCGCCCGCTGTAGCGACCACAAAGGAGCTGTCGAGCACGTCGAAGCTCAGTTCGCGTCGGGAGCTATACTTGGTGTGGGGCTTCAGTATCTCAGGACAGTTCTCGTGGTACCTCTTGGTCATATCGAAGAGGGCGCGGGTGCTGTCTGAGTGGTGCGTGATGACCATTGCTTTACTGGCGTTACGTTGGCTGACGGAAAAGTAAAGGTAGCCACCAGTATACGTTGACAACCCTTGCTGACGAGCTTTGAGGATGATGATCCTGACCTTGCCTTCAGACGCCATCTGTTGCTCGACAGCATCGTTTAAAATGGTCTGAGCGTTGTTCAGTTTTAACGGGGCAATCTCGCCCGCCTTGGTGCGAATCTTTAGTGCTGACTGAGCATAGAAGCTGTAGTCATTTAACAGGCGTTTCCTCACTGCTACCAATTTGGGGTCTAATGTCATCTGTGCTCTCTTCTAGCTGTAGCTGCTCGTCCTGTGGCCCATCGTGCTCGATCAGCAGGGATGATAAGAAGCTCTCAGCTTTGCCGACAGTGACCTCTACCGACGCCGCTGGCTTTGATCTGGTAAAGTCTAAGACCAGACGTGCAGCCGTCAGCTTGTCGCGGTTCTGGGCGGGCTCACGCATGATTGCAACAGCGGCTTGCAAGGCCTCCTTGCCGAAGTCATCAACGTCGAATTGTTCGCTCATAATAGCCACTATTCTCTCTGCTTCTTTGCGGGCCTTTTCTCTGATAGGCACTAGCTGCTCTGCCGTGTAGCCATCGACTACACCGACTGGCCTGCCTGCGTTCTTTTTCTTCTTACTTGACCACTGCTTTCTTAGAGCGCGGCCCTCGGGCGTTTTCATTAGATTGCTGAAGTAATGGTTCTTCTTCGGAGTGGACTTCCGTGGATACTTTAGGTCGTCTTTTGCCGCTCGCGCTCGGGGTTTCTTTGGTGCGACCATTGGCTAACTCCTGTCTGACGATTTCTAATGATTTAGGTGCCGTGTGGCAGAACTGCTCAGGGGGCAGACCGTGCTCCATCTCGGTGTAAATCGCTAGCTTATCTGGGCCTGACAGGGCCGAGTTTCGGACCCACTCGATGCGTTTGAGTAGGTCCACGAAATCAAATGCCGTGGTTTTCAAGTTGCTCTCCTTGTTAGCTTAGTTACTTCTTTGGTGGCCGGCCCTTCTTAGAGCCGTAAGTGCCTTTGCCTTGGGGCATGAGCTTCTCCTGTAAAGTTACGCGGCGAACTGCTGTTGCTGTGACAGAGCACCGGCTTGGGGTGACAACGCGCCCGCAGGCATTTGCTGGCGCTGTTGCTCTTCTTCTTCTTCCTCGGCGCGACCGTTGAGCATCATGGCGAGAACGACGGCGACCATTGTGGCGAAGGGGTAGGTGTACAGTTGGAACTTGTCAGTTGACTTGTTCATCATTTCTTTGACAAGGGCCGAGGTCGCGGGTGCAATATTCTTGGCGACCTTGGGGTTCAGCAGATACAAGAGAACAGGATCAACCGCCCGCTCTTCGGGGCTTTTGACATAGTCAAGGTAACGACCTGTGCGGGCCTGTGTATCGGCGTCATCAAAGTCACGCTGGGCATTAAGGGCGTCCATGACGCGGCGTACCTTGCGGCGTTGGCTTGGGTTCTTTTCGATGTAGAGTTCAGCGTACTTCTGGATGTTGTCGATCTCGTTGTCGATCTGGCGACGTTTGGCTGTGCTGATCCCGCCAAATTGATCAAAGAGGCTTTCAAATCCACTGTCGAAAGCAAGTCCATGACTGAGTTCATGGATGGCGGTAGTCAATGAGTCTAAGCTTGTGACTTCCCCAATTTGATCAGAAACCTGTGCGCCTTCACGAAGTCCGTAAGCGGTGCGCCCGCGCTTGCGATAAAGACCGCGTACTCCGTCTTTGACGTCCACACCTAAGTGGTCAAACATCTCTTGCTGGCTGTTGAAAAGCTTTAGCGTAATGTTGATTGCTTTGGCGAACTCGATGGCACTGTCGATGTCTTGGATACCGTCAGCGTACTTTGTACCGGCCTTGCCGATCTCAAAGACAGGACGCACGACGGGTAGCTGTGCTTTCACCTGATCGGCTGTGGCCGGTTGAGAGCCGAGCATCTTATTGACGAGCGACGCCATGTTAAACGGGGATTGCTGTTGAGGCTGCTGTGCAGGAGGGGTCGCTAGGACTCCAGTATTCCCTTGCTGGGCGAGGTCTTGGTCAAACGCCAGATCAGTGTTGCCGGTGCTTGTCGGGGGCTGCTGACGACGACCACTGCGGGCTTGCTGTATTAACACGCGCTCGACGTAGGGCATAATGTGTCGATTGATGAGGCTTTCGCTGATGCCGTCTGACTTGAGCCTGCTTACGACATCCATAGCCGCCACTGCGGGATCACTGCCAAGGTTATACTCAAGCGTATCCAAAGCTGTCAGCAGTCTCCCGCGCTCGGCAGAGGTTAGGCTGGTGTTTGCATCGAGGCCTTGGCGCAGTCTCTCTAGCAGGGCCCGATTGCTGTCTATCCCTGACTGCTCGGCTGGACTGCGGCCCTGTGGCTGCTGTTGCTGTGAGGTGCCTGCTGATGACTGGGCCGTAGAGGGACCGAAGCCTGCGCGTCTGCGGGCTCGTTGTGCAAGGGGATTGTCAGGTTGATCTTCGCGTAAGGCGTCAAGCTCTTTGCTCTCATTTAAAGTGCCGTTGATAGCTTGAATCCAAGGCGAAATGTCGTCAATACTGTTGCCTTTACCAGCCAAGTTGCGTCGGGTCTGGTCAACGTAAACCATGACGTCGGGAGTAGTGTCTGGCGCAGTTTCAATGTAATCGAGAAGCTTGTTTAAGCCATCTGGGCTAAGGCCCGTGCCTGCTAGTATGCTTCCGACTGGGCTGTTGATATTGTCTCCGCCGTCTTTTTTATCATTGTACGCTTGCAGGCCAGCCCGTGTTGTTGAGGCCTGCTGTGCTTGCTGTAAACGCTGATCTCGGAAACTTGGAAGTTGAGGGGCAGGCAGACCAGCTTTGTCTTTGTTTTCTTTGATGAACTTATCGACACTGCTGTAAGTGCCTCGGGCTTTGTCAAGGCGCTGTCCTATACTGGCGACGGCTTGCTGTCCTAAGAGAGATAGTCCGCTTGTGTTTAAACCAAAAGACAAAGAAGCAATTGGACGTACTACGCGCTCCACGGCAACAGCAGATTTGTCGTAGCCTGTTCCCCCGCCTAAAACAGAGAACATATCAGTAAACTTGGAGAGCTTGCCTTGATAATCGTTGTTATGAACCTCGGTCATTATCTGAGATTCGCGGATCAAGTTCATCAAGGCCTGACCTTCGGTGTAACCACCAACGAGGTCTTGCAGCGCAAGGAAGTTCTCTGCAGTGACAACCGACTTTGTCTTGTTTCGGGCCATCTTCTGGGCAACCGCTGCACGTACCTTTTTAAACCTCTGGTCAAAGGTATCTTGGTCGCTTTTGCGAAGCAGTTCTTTTAGGTCGGCTGCTTTATCTGCGATCTCACCTACGAGGTCTGTGTGAGCAGCTTCTACGACAGCCCTTGCACCCGTCTGGGACATCTTGTCGATATCTTGGAGGTCAAACGTGTTGCCATTTAAGTCGCCGCCGGTAGCAATCTTATCAAGACGACGCGCAAATGTAGCTGCGGACTGCTGGTGCTCTCTAGTAAGGTTCTCAATGTCCTCTATGGAGCCGTCATCTTTAAATAGCCGAGTGGCCTTGCCTGCGGTCTCAGTGGTGGCGGTCATTGACCCACCCATTGCGGCACCAAGAACTGCTGAATCTATGTTCCGGTCAAGAACCTCTTTGCCAGTATACTCAGCACCTTGTGTGGCCGCTGTGCCCATAATGACGTTATCCTGAGCATTCTCAGTAACGCCTTCAACAGCCATGCCGCGCATAATATTCTTTGCAATCTTGCCTTTACCTGCTTTTCGCAGTGCAGCGGTAATCTCGTCAAGAGACATGGTCAGTAGTTTAGCTTTTGAAACGCCCAGTGCTTTGGTAGCTCCAAATCTGTCAAGAAGACCTACGATTGTACCGCCAATTACAGCAGCATTCGGGTTGTAGTCGTCCTTGCTTACTTTGGACTTTAGTTCATCGGTGGTTTCACCAATTCCCATTCCAACAGTCCCAACAGTAGTGAGGCCCGCAATTAAAGTTGCGATTGGTACACTGTAAGGCGCAGTCAGAGCCGCAGCAGTATAACCCCCATATGTTGCAAGCGTAGGTATGGCGTTCTCAACCATCTTCTCGCCGGTCCACCTGAGTTTGTCTGCAGCGCCTTCTTGGTCTAGAAAGCTGCCTTGATACGTTGACTGATACCCTCGACGGGCAATGTCCGCTTCGTTATTTTCGACAACAGAGCGGCCATATTCAGCCATAGAACCGCCAACAGCGGGGACCGCCTGCTCAATGAAACGACCAGTGCCCTCAATAGCATTGCCTGCAAGCGTCTGCGCCCTGTCCACTGCAAACATGCCTCGGCT